GCTGATGGCGAAGGACGCTTGCGCGGTGAGCGTGCCGGTTTCGCCTGTAGCGGCTTCTCCGACGAGGGCATCGGATCGGGATACGCCAAGGTTACCAACGCCGCCAGTCCCGACATTGCTGGTGACCGGGAGACTGTCCCATTGCGCGTCATCCCAAGTACCTGTGTCCCACGGGCCTTTCGCCACGGTTCATCACGCGATACGAAGAAGGGCGGTGGTCGCGTCGTTCGTCGGCATCGTCAGAATGAAGTTACCGCTCGTCACGGTCTGACTGCCAAACGTATACACGGCAACGGCCTTGTCTCCCTGCGTGCTGTTGTAAATGAGGACGGCATCAAAGGCGGTGGTCAGCGTGACGTTGGAGTACGTCAGCGAGGCCGAGGGTGTCCAATACGCCGTTGTTCCCGTAGAGGTAGGCGAGGTGGCGTTAGTAACGGTGATACCGCCCGCCGTATACCCTGCGCCGTTCACCTCGTCGGTGACGCTGTAGACCGTCGTACCCGCGCCGAGCGAGCCTGTCGCAAGATAAAGGGCAGCCTTAAACGTGTCCTTGTTCGTATTTGCCCGAGTCGGGGGCGTACCGATTGCGTGTACACCGCCAAGGATTTCCACTTTGAACGATGTCGCCATTGCCTGTGTGTTAGCCATTAAAACTTCTCCAATTCGGGGAATAGCGCGGGGGCTTGCTTTAAGTGGACATGAACCGACCTGTGGACAAGTTCATTCTCAAACCAGTATTCCACCCACTTTGTAAATTCGTGGTCGTTCTCAATCGCGCCTTCCTTCTTCACAAGGTCGGCCTCGTCCATCTCGCCACGGGTCGTTGAGATCGTCGCCATTACTGCGGCCTCATCTGCGGGGCCATCTCTACGGTCTGCTGCACCGTCTCCACGCCGACCGCACGCCCATCAGGGCCACGGACGATGCGCTTCGGGCCGGTCAGCGAGGCAAGGGCGGTACGGATGCCCGACATACCCTCGGACTGCGCGGAGGCCATGTTCTCGTACAGCATGGCAAGGCGATCCATTGCCGTCTTGACCTCTGCGCCCATGTCCTGCACCACGCGCTCGGTGACCTGTTGCTGCGCTTCCAGCATCGGGATGTCCAAGCCGGGATTCGCCTGAATACGCGCCACCATGACCTTCGTTGCAGCGTCCAGTTCGGCCTTGAACCGCTCCATCTGTTCCTTTTGCTGGAGTTCCTGCGCCTTAAGTTGGGCCTCAAATTGCTGCTTTTGCTGCTCCAACGCAACTTCCTGCTGCATCTTGGCCTGTTCCATCTGCATCTGCGCTTGCGTCTTGGCAGCGTCGGCTTGCATTGCCATCTGCGTTTTCTGCATCTCGGCTTGCGCCTGTGCTTGCATCGCTTCGGCTTCGGGGTTGCCCTTCGGCTGTGCGGCAGACTGTTTCATTTGCTCCAACGCCTGATCCAACGACCCTTCAAGCGGGCGGGCCGTCTTAAACGCCTGTACGCCAAACTTGAGGAGGTCAACCATGACCGGCACCATCTCGGGGGCGTTCTGGCCCACGGGTAGGGCTTGCTGCAAGAAGCCACCGAACGCTTGGATAAACTCCAGCCGATCGCGCTTGTTCTGCATCTCATCAATCTGCACAAGGCTGTCGGCAGCGATATCAATGCGGAAGTTACGCAGCGGTTTGTTCTGCAACAACTGAAGGGCTTGCGGGATCAACTGCTGATCCTGCTCGCTCATCTGGTTGGCAGCGGCGTACTCCAAAATGGTTTTGGGCTGGTACTTAAGGCACATGATCTGCGCCTTGAGCCGGATAACCTCTGTGGCAAATAGCGCCACATCCTCCTGCATGGAGCGTAAGCGTAGCCCTGCGTACTGGCCTTTGATCTGCTGCGCCGTCGCCGTCTCACTTGCAGCCGACTGACCACGGATGATGTCGGCGATGCCCGTGATCTCGTATATTTGACCCTTGATGTCAGCGCGGGCTTGATAGCATTGCAGGAGACATTGGGCGAGCGTGTCTAGCGGGAGCAAGTCAATGCTGCCCTTGAGTCCACCCTTCTCGCTAAACGCTTGCCACTTGTCCACCGGGATTAGGGCGTTGTTGTCGCCCTCGGTCATCAAACGCTGGAGAGCGGGCTGCGATGCGTCATAGACACCACGCACCCGCAGCGCCTTGACCAAACCATCAATGCGGTCGGACAGAATGTCCAACTCCATCGCCTGATCTTGGTACAGCACGAAGTCGGGAACCGGCACAAGGTTGTCCGAGGTCGTGGTCGCATATAGCGGTTTCGGGCAGGGGAAGAATCCCTCAAGGCCAAGCGGGTCATCTCGCACGTCAATGACCTGTGGCATACCCTTGACGAACCAGTAGACCTTAAGCGTCTCCTTGTCCCATAACTCGCATATTTTGGCGAGGTTCTGTTGACGCTTGCTGTCGCGGTAAGCGTTTAACTGATCTGGCCCCTGATCCATCGGGATACGACGGGCCATTTCATCACCAAAGCGTTCGGCGAGGGCTTCGCGGGTCATATAAACCCAGCGCCATACCTGTCCGACTTCTTCCCACGTCCGGGCTTGTGAGTGTCCAAAGTCCTTCCAATGGACGTAATCCACCGGGGCGCACTCGTAGTCAATTTCCTCTAGGTCGGGGGGCGCACCCTCACCGCGCTCAATGTCCTCGGTGACCTGTACGCCATCGTCCTCAATGCCAATCGGGCTAACGTGCGGCTCATAGCGCACCCATGCCACGCCGCGACCGCCGAGGAACCGATCCTCTACGCAGTATTTCATCGTGGCGCGGAAGTCGGGGTAATGCTCAATCTCAAAGTCCAGCGCACGTTCAATGAGGCTGGCGGCAACACGGCCTACTTGGTCGTTGTCACCAAAACGGCGGGAAACGTCGGCCTTCGGAAGTTTCGCGTAGACAGCGGGGATCAGCGTCTGGACGTTGCTCCAAAGGATGTTGAACTTCGCCGTCTCGTTGCCCGACTGCCCGCGGGTATCGTCGCGGTAACGCTTGATGAGTTTCTTGGTACGCGCTTGCCATTTGGCAAACTCGTTGTCGTACTGCCCAATCAGGCGCAAATACCTGTCTAACTCTGAACTGACCGGCTGTTCCATTACGCTTTATTCCTTGCGCTAATTGCCTTCGCCTTGGCCTTTGCGTCCTCTTTGCTGGACGCACCCCACGCTCGTAGCGCGAGGGCGAGGCGGGTTGGCTCACCGTTCTTTTCCATCGGCCCTGCCATATTGCCCATGCGGGCGAGGAACGATGCGCGGCGCGGATTGTCGCCTGACTTCACGGGAGGCTTCAGCGTCCCGCCTGTCTCGGCCTTGTAGGAAGCACGACCCTTGGCGTTTAGACCGCCCTTTGGGTTCTTCCCCTCGCTACGCTGCCACGCTGCACTCATTTGTTTTCAGGCTTCGCCGTCTTGGCTGACTCACGAAATGCCTTTGCGGTCGGTGCGCCCTTCTCACCCGGCTTACGCATACGCTCACCGCTACCGGCAGCAATGCGCTCGCGTTTAGCGAGGATGTTGGCGTACAAACCGGCTTTGCGTCTGCCGTCCATTACGGCGTAAAGAGGCCAACGGCAAGCACCGTCAAACCCGCTCCCGTCGTGATCTTCCACGGGCCGGTTGCCGCAGCAAGACCGAGTTCAAGGCTGTAGACACCAACGGGCGTGTTTGCCGCCATCGTCAGGATCGTCGTGCTGCCGTCAATAACGCTCAAAGTGCTAGAGCCAGTCGTCGTGACCGTGACGACGATGCGATGCAGGTAATCACCCGCTGCGCCCGTGCCGCCCAACACCTGTGCAGTCTGCGATGCCGCCACCGTCTCATACGGGTAACGGTAAGGAAATGGTACTCCGCTCATATTCTCGCTCTCCGGGGCGAACGGTCGTGCGCCGCCCACATATCGTTAAGGGTGACCTGATTTTGCGGCCCGACGATCAACGCCTTCGGTTCCAGCGCGGTGACATTCGTCGGCTCTTGTCGCCACGCAATCGCTAACATCCGAAAGGCATCGGCAGGGTGACTCGTCCAGTCGTGACGAGGTGTCTGCCGAAACGCCTTTTTGTCCTCGTCGTATTCTCGCTGATATTGCCTCAAGGCTTCAATACCATCTTCACAGCGTTTGTCAAACCATACCCGTGGGAGCATATGGCGCACCGCTTGGATGCCGTCCTGCACCGACAGGTCAGGCACGATGGCAAGTTTGCTGACACCCAAGAACTCGGCTAACTGCTCAATGATGCTTTTGCCGCCAGAGGCCAGCGTCTTGG